ACCTCGGTCGGCACCCTGTCCTCGCTGACGGTCAGCGGCGACCTGACGGTGGATACCTCGACGCTGAAGGTCGATAGCACGAACAACCGCGTGGGCATCGGGACGGCGAGTCCGGCAGTGCGGCTTGATGTGGTAGATACGGCGGCGGTTGCTCGTCTTCGTAGCAGTAGTTCGACTGCCGCTGATGCGCCTCGCTTGCGATTCTTTCACGAAGGCAACGACGAGTTCCATATCGCTGGTGGCGATGGCCTGTTGTTTTATGGTGGCGGTACCAACCTGCGGATGACGCTCACGGGTTCCGGCAACCTCGGCCTCGGGGTGACGCCGAGTGCGTGGACGGTGTTCAAGGTGCTTCAGAGCCAGCGCAGTGCGTTTGCTTCATATTCTGATGGCAGTCCAAACGCCGCAACGGTGGTTTCCACTAATGCGTTTTATAACGGAAGTTGGAAATATATCGAAAGCATCGCCGCCGCAAGTTACGAACAAGCTACGTCACCAAGCGCCGCTCACAAGTGGTTTGTGGCCCCCACCGGCACCGCAGGCAACGCCATCACGTTCACGCAGGCGATGACGCTTCATGCCAGCGGCGGCTTGTCAATTGGATCAACAGCTGACCCCGGTGCGGGTGCTGTAAATATTTCCGGCACCTCAACAAATTCGCAACTTGCCGTAACAGCGGCTGGCGTAGCCAACACGACGATTGGATTTAATGCGTCCGGTGGAACTGTACAGGGCATTGCAAATAACTGTGGGTACGTCAGTATTAGACAGTCATATCCACTTGTGTTTGGCACCGCTGAAACCGAACGCGCCCGCATCACGGCGGGGGGCGATTTCGCTGTAGGAACAACGTCTGCATCAAACGCTGGATGCTACCTGAACGCAAGTGGGCAAATCAATGGTACGGTAGCATCGGTTGGGACCGCGTCATTTCAGGCGTGGAATCAGGCTACTAGTGGTGACAATAAGTTTGTCGAGTTCTACACCGAGGGTGGCTCTGGAACCCTGCGCGGGTCTATTACCTACAATCGGACAGGCGGCGTAGTCGCGTATAACACGACCTCTGACTACCGTGCCAAGGACATCATCGGCCCCATCAAAAACGCAGGCGAGACGATTGACGCGCTTCAGGTTTATATGGGCAAGATGCACGGGGCGACGATTGCTCGTCCGATGCTGGTAGCCCACGAAGCGCAGGCGGTCACGCCGTATGCGGTGACGGGCGAAAAGGACGCTGTGCGGGAAGAGTCGTACGAGGTCACGCCAGCCGAGAAGGACGAGGATGGCAATGTGATTACCGAGGCGGTGATGGGCGTCCGCGAGGTACCTGTCTATCAGCAGATGGACCACGCGGTATTGGTCCCGTTGCTTATTGCCGAGGTGCAGTCCCTTCGTGCGCGGGTCGCCGCGCTGGAAGCGTAATGCTGAACTGGCTGAAGGGCATCGGGCGGCAGGTGCTTCGTGCCTTCGGGCTGGGGCCGAAAGCCTTGCCGCTCGACTGGGGCGTCACGGTGTTCCCGGTGACCGACCGTGCGGCGATTGACGCCCTCTGGTGGACCCAGCACGCCATCGTCACGGGTCGCGGGACGGCGGCGGCGTATGCGAACCCCGAGGGACTGCGCTACGGGGTCTATCAGGGCGACCGCTTCCCCGACGGCTCGAACCATTGGGGCAAGTATTGGAAGCACAGCCGCGTGATCGTCGTCCTCAAAGCCCACGCCGAGAATACGGCCCTCTGGTCCCACGAATGTCGGCATGACGTATTAGGCACGGAAGATCACCCTGCTCTATATTTCCACGGCAGTTCCCTTACCCTTCCTTGAGGCCCAATGACCGAGACCCCGCAGACCGTCACGATCCCCTCCGCCCTCGCGGTTGGCATTCTCAACTATATGCGGAGCCGCCCGTATGCCGAGGTTGCACAAGGCGTACAGGCCCTCGAAGCGGTTCTCACCGAGCAGTTGCCAAAGGCCGACCCGGAGTAACCCGATGAAGTCCACGCGCTACCACCTGACCGAAGCCGCCCCACAGATCCGAGCCGAGTCTGACCTCCCGCCCGGTATCGCTGGGCGCGTGTCGGGCGTGGCGCTGACCTACGAGGTGGTGGACAGCTACCAGACGATGTTCGCCCGCGAGTCTGCCAAGCGGACTATCAACAACAAGGTCGCGGCCCGTAAGGTTCCGCTCCTGATGGATCACGAACGCACCTCAAAGGCGCACGTTGGCGTGGTCACCGAGATGCAGGATATGGGGGACGCGCTCGTCATGACCGCCGACATCTTCGACACGGCTGACGGACGGGCCGCGCTCGAGTACGTCAAGGCGGTCTTGGCAAGCGGAGCGTCTACGGGGTTTAGCATCGGGTTCATCCCGCGTGCCTCGGAGATGGTGACCGTCAACGGCAAGCCCGTTGAGCGGTTCACCGAGATCGAATTGCGCGAGGTGTCGATCACGCCGATGCCAGCCGTGCCGGGCGCTGAAATCGCGGCGGCTCGCGCTGATGAAATGGAGACGGTCAACCCGATTGACCAGTTGGAGGAGGAGGAGTCGCCCGAGCGCACGGACGATGAACTCCTGCTACTTGCCGCCCGTGCCGCGTTGGATGCGCTATCCGACAAGGCGCGAGAGGCATTGCTGGACACGTACAAGCCCACGCCTACCATGACCGAGACGGCTTCGTCTGACGCCCCCGTGGTGTTGGATACGCCCACCTCGACGGACAGCACGGCACGGTACGCCAAGATGGAGGATCGCATCAAGGCGGTGCGATCGACGTTTATCGTTCCCAAGTAAGAGAGACTGACTACCATGAAGGCCCCACTTGTTTCCAAGAACCGTGCCGCGAACGAGTTTCGCGAGCAGGCTCACAAGCTCCGCTCGGAGTTGATGGACCCGACCGCCAGCTTCACGGCGGACGAAGTTGAGAAGCGTACCGCTGACATCCGCGCCCTTGAGATGCGGGCGCAGTCTGCCGCCGAGTTCACCGCTGATGCCGAGATCGCCCGTCAGGGTGGCGACGAGGGCCTCACCCGGATGGACGTGAGCGGGTCGGACCGCACCGAGTTCGCTGGCATGAAGGACGCGAGCGAGAAGGTCCGCTCGGTTCTCGTCAAGGCGTTCCCCTCGATCGGCTCGTATGTTCGCGCCGTGGCGAAGGGGCCTGCCAACGCGAAGGAGGCCGAGGCGCTTCGCACGGTCGATATGATGACCCGCACCATCACCGGCTCGACCAACGGTGGTGAGTTCCTCCTCCCGCTCTCGCAGGTTCCCGAGATCTTCTCGGTGAGCAATGCCCAGCCGGGCCTGTTCCAGTACGCCCGCCGCTACAACGTGCCGGGCCGTTCGCTCCGTATCCCGTATCTCTTGCAGGACGAGGGTACGTCCACCCTTAACCGCCCGATGGCGGGTAAGATTGCGAACGTCACCATCGTGGGCGAAGGTGCGACCAAGCCAGAGCGTGACCCGAACTTCGGTCAGCGTCTCCTCACGATGTACAAGTACGCCGCTGTGACGGAGTTCGGCGACGAACTCCTCGGCGATGACTTCACCGGCGAGCTTCCCGCCGAGGTGACTGCCGCCGTCGGCGGGCAGGTCATCAACAAGATCAACGAAGACATCACCATCGACGGCACCGGCTCGAGCCAGCCGCTCGGCGCGTTCAACACGAACAACACGGCGCTTCTCAAGGTCGTGCGTCAGACCGCGAACGAGTTCAAGGCGCGTGATGCCTTCCAGATGTACGAGCGTCACACCCACGGCCCGAACTCGGTGTGGATGATCTCGCGCCGCGTGCTGGCCCAGTTGTTCGCGATGCAGACCACGAACAACACGATGGTCACGTGGATTCCGAACCTCCGCGACAAGCCCCAGATGACCCTCCTCGGGCTTCCGGTCATTGTCACGGACCTCCTCCCGACGCTCGGGACCGAGGGCGATGTGGCGCTGGTGAACGGCGACTTCTACGCGATGGGGCTTCGTCAGGCCCTCACGGTCGAGTCCTCGATCCACTACAAGTTCGTGAACGACATCACCACGTACCGGTTCGTCGCTCGCGCCGGGGGCATCCCGCTCCCGACCTCAACCTATGCCTACGCGATTGACTCGTCGGGCAACAAGGTTGACGAGCATAGCCCGTTCGTCGTGCTGGACAACACGGCCTCTGCGTAAGCCGAGAGCCAAGCGGACAGTCGGTGCGGAGGGGGCCATCACCCCCTCCGCTTCGGCGCTTCCGTCAGAGATGCTGGTGACTGTCCGTGTCAAGGCCCTGATCAACGGACAGGTGTGGCAGAAAGGGCAACAGATGACGCTCCTTACGGCACAGGCCGAGGAGCTATTTAGCGGAGGGGTGGTGGCGTCTCGGGAGCAGATTGACCGCGTGTGGGCGAGTGTGGGCCGGGTGTTATCTCCGGGTCTCATTGCCTCGCACTACACGGCAACGCCCTACGACCCGTCCGCGCTCAAGGTATTACAACTGACAGCCTACGATCCCGGCTCCTCGGTCTACCGCTACCACTCGGCGGCGAACGTGGTACCGGGTGTGGTGTCGGCGCTGGTCCGCTTTGGGCATACGAACAAGCATTGCGACCTCCGCCAATGGGACACGGAGATTGACGCGCAGACCATCCAGTTGCTGTATGAGACAGCGGATGTGGTGCATAGCCACATGGACTACTGGGTCTTGCGGAACGAGCTACGCAAGGGAACCCGCGACGGCTTGATGCAGGCGCTGACCTACCACGGGTCGGTGGACCCCGGCAACATGGCGGGGTCGGTGCGCGTGAATGACGGCGGTAACGATGACCGGATGGACGCCATCTGCTTTGGGGCGCGGCCCTATCATCACCGCCTCGGCATCAAGCATTGGCTCCCGATCCCGATGCCGGTCGCGGACTATCAGCAGATTGCGAAAGAGGAGACGGTTAAGTCCAAGACCTTCCGCGTGGCGCACAGCCCAACGATGCGGCGGATTAAGGGAACGCAGGAGTTCCTGAATGCGTGCGACTATCTCAAGATGCATCAGGGCATCGACATCGAGCCGGTGCTGATTGAGAACATGGAACACGGCGCGGCCCTGCGGCTCAAGGCGTCCTGCGATGCGGTGTTCGACAGCTTCTGGCTCGGGATGCAGGGGTCAGGCTTGGAGGGCGCGGCGATGGGCAAGGCGGTCATCGCGGGCGACCCCGAGGCGCAGAACGATCTGGTGAAGCTCGGCATTCCGGTGCCGTGGACCGTGGCGAACGATGGGCCGCAGTTGCGGGAGGTCTTGGCGAAACTGGTCCAAGACCGTAGCTTCTATGCGGCAGAAGTTGAGCGAGTGCATCAGTACGTCCGGACCTACCACGACTACCCGGTAGTGGGGCAGAAGTACGCAGACATCTTGACCGAGGCAAAGCGCAATGGCCCTCCCTACCGTAAGTGATCTGAAGTCCTACCTTCGCATCGAGACCACCGCCGAGGACACGCTCTTGACGGCGCTCCTCGC